ACGCAAGATAACGCCAAGTCGGGCTGAACTGGCCGAGACTGGCGAGGACTGGCCTGATCAGGTTGGGGTTGGTCGGACTTTGCCCAGATTGGAAACTGTGGTTACGGGACTTTCTGTGTACGCACCTTTGGTGGTTGAGTTTGCGCGCAAGTACATGCAGGTTGAGCTGATGGATTGGCAGGTGCATGCAGCGATGGGCTTATTAGAGTCTGACGAGTCTGGTGATCTGGTTAATCGTTCCGGTCTAATTACAGTTGCTAGACAAAACGGCAAGACTGTTTTAGGGCAGGCCATTGTTGGCACTTGGCTGACCAGCATTGCTGCACTACGTGGCAAACCCCAGACCGTGATTAGCTCGGCCCATGAGTTACCGCTGGCTAACTTGCAGTACCAATTCTTGGCCCCAATTCTTGAGCAGTATTTTGACGCTAAACCTAAGTGGGGTTATGGCCGTATGGAACTGCAGATGCCTGACGGGTCGCGCTGGTTCATTAAGGCCGCCACGCCATCAGCCGGTATGGGTCTTTCGGCTGACCTGATCTGGGTTGACGAAATCTACGCAGTCGATGATGCTGTCATGGCTCATTCTTTGCGCCCGACTATGAAGGCTCGCAATGTTCGCACCGCTGGCGGTTCCCCGATTATGGTTATGACTTCCACGGCTGGCACCGAGGCATCCACGGCCATGCTTCGCTATCGGGAATTAGGGCTGTCACTTATTGGTGAGCAACGTGCCGGTGCTTTTTACTTTGCGGAATGGTCACCACCGCCAGGCGTTGATGTTATGGACACAAGCTGGTGGGGCTGGGCTAACCCAGCGCTCGGACAAACTTTAGAGCTGCAGTCAATGTTGATAGATGCTGACCACCCTGACCGGTCATCTTTTTTGCGCGCCAGCCTCAACCAGTTTGTCAATGCCGATGCCTGCTGGCTGCAGCCTGGCCAGTGGGATGCTTGCCTGTCAGATATTCAAGGCCCAGACAATGGCTGGCTCGCTTGCGACTCATCGCTAGACGGGTCGCGCTATGTCGCTGTTCGCGCAGCTGTAGATGATGTCGGAGTAGTGCACGTATCTGTCGAGTTTGTCGTGCAGTCCTTGGCCGAGTGTCAGCAAGCCATGATGGATGCTTGCGCGGCTCACCCACTACTCGGGCTGGCCGTGACCCCAGCGCTTGAACACCACGTGCCTTTGCCTTTGACTAGGCGCACCAAGGTCGTGGGCTATGGCGAACTGTTGCGCTACACATCCTTAGTCAGAGCACAGATTAACGATGCAAAACTTGTGCACCGAGGCGAGCAAAACCTTGCTGAACATATGAACCGATCAGTGGCAATTATGCAGAGCAACCAGTTAGCGCTTAGCAGTAAGCGTTCTCCTGGGCCGATTGAGTTGGCGCGCTGCACTATTTGGGCTGCCGCTTTAGCGTCACGACCTAAGCAGGCAGGGAAACCGATGATGGTTGTAGTTAGTCGCTAAAGTGTTGGCGGTACTGCTCTGGGCGTTGTCGGGATGAGCAGGGCAGTACCACACACACCCGGCAGAAAGTGGCATACTACCGCTATGGGTATTTTCAATAAGCCAGTTACCAAGGCCGCTATTTCAACGCCATCAGTGCAGGCCGCTGTCGGGTATGCACCAGTTGGCAACAGCACCGACCCGTTAAAAAACTTTTACAACTATCAAGCAGGTGCAGCGCGTAACCGCGCCATGACCCTTGCCACCGTGTCTCGATCACGTGACCTTATTGCCTCAGTCATTGCTTGTATGCCGCTGAAAATGTACGGCGAAATGTACAACGATGCCACAGGCGAAATGGAAGAAATACCGTTAGCGCCACGCTCTTGGCTACGCCAGCCAGACCCAGCCGTGACCTACAACTTCCTAATGGCTTGGACACTTGACGATCTGTTGTTTTATGGTCGCGCTTTTTGGTACATCACAGAGCGCACAGTTGACGGCTACCCAACTAAGTTTCAGCGCCTACCTGCTGGCAGTATCACAACTTTGGATGAAGAAGGCCCAGTGTTTTTTGCTCCATCTAAGGCTATTAGTTTTGCCGGCAACGAAATTGACTACCGCAACGTTGTGCAGTTTCTGAGCCCTATTCAAGGCATTGTTTACAGTTCTGAGCAGACAATTTCTACAGCTCTTAAAGTTGAGCAGAGCCGTTTTAAGAACGCGCAGTCAAGCCTGCCTAGTGGCGTATTGAAACAAACTGGCGGTGAGCCTTTAAGCGCGCAAGAGTTGTCAGAGATTGGCGCAGCGTTCCAAGAGGCTCGACTAACCAGCCAAACCGCAGTGCTTAACGAGTTCCTCAGTTATGAGGCCAGCACTGCCACACCGGACAAAATGCTGATGATTGAGTCTGCCCAGTACAGCGCTCTTGATTTGGCACGTTTGTGCGGAGTGCCGCCTTACTTAGTCGGGGTCAGTACGGGCGCTTACGCCTACACCAGCAGTGAGCAATCACGCGCTGATCTATACATTTTTGGTGTCAAGCCATACGCCGATTGCATAGCGTCAACGCTCAGCATGAACAACGTGCTACCTCGTGGCACCTATGTAAAGTTTGATACAGATAGTTATCTAGAAGAAAACTATGTAGCCGACAAAATGCCCGACAACGAACCAGCAGAAAACACACAGGAGTCACTCGCATGATGCGCTTTACCAGTTCCACATTTAGCATTGACGCTGCCCAAGACGGCAGCCCTAAGCGCACAATAACGGGCGTTGCCCTGCCATATAACACTGAGGCCGTAGTTTCTGGGGGGCAGACAGTCAGTTTCTTGCCAGGCTCACTGCCAACAGAGGGCAAAGCACCCAAGCTCTACATGAGCCATGACGCATCGCAGGCCATTGGCCTTGTCACCGAGCGAACCGATGACGAAGAGGCAATGTACTTCACAGCCAAAGTCTCAACCACAGCGCTAGGCGATGAGGCTTTAGTCTTGGCAGCCGACGGCGTACTTGACTCAGTTTCAGTAGGCGTAAACCCAACCAAGTTTTCCTACAACGAAGATGGCGTCATGATCGTGGAAGCAGCCGACTGGATGGAGTTGTCACTTGTACCACAGCCAGCCTTTGCAGGTGCTACCATCACAGATGTTGCAGCGAGTATCCCCACATCAGAGGATGACTTGAGCAATAATACAGAAACGGCACCCGATGAGCCTGAACCCACAGAGTCAGAGGAGACCGAAGTGTCAGAACAACCAGCACCAGAAGTAATCGAAGCATCAGCCCTTTTCGCACAGCCAAAACGCAAGTTTGCACTACCAACACCAGGTGAGTACATGGCTGCAATGCACATCGGTGGCACAACATTTGCCAATGTAAACGCAGCAGTACGCGACTTTGTTACATCTAACCAAAGCGCACTTCAAGCGGCAGCTGGTGACGTTCTCACCACTGATACGCCAGGTCTTTTGCCAGTCCCAGTTCTCGGGCCAGTGTTTGATGATCTCAACTACATCCGCCCAGTAGTTTCAGCTGTTGGTGCTCGCGCTATGCCAGACGGTGGCCAGTCCAAGACTTGGATTCGCCCGACCTGGACAACTCACACAGAGGTTGGTTCACAATCAACAGAACTCAGTGGCGTAACTGCTCGCACACCAGTCATTGCCTCAAACGTGATTACAAAGACAACTCTTGCTGGACAGGTAACTCTTTCTCAGCAAGATGTTGATTTCACTTCGCCGGCAGCCCTTGAAATTATCTTGCGAGACCTTGCAGGACAGTACATGTTGCAAAGTGACGCTGTGGCTTGTGCTGCAATCCTCGCTGGCGACACAGCCTCAGGTTCAACCTGGACAGTGACCGCAAACGACCCAACATCGCTCATCTCAGCGTTGTACGACGCAGCAACCGACATCCTTAAAGCCACCAACTTCTTGCCTGATCACATTTTTGTCAGCCCAGATGTTTGGCAGAAATTGGGTGCACAGTTGGATGTTGACAAGCGCCCAGTGTTCCCATACACCGGTGCAGCTGGACTTATGGGTGTCAACGGACTTGGCACAGGTGGAGTCACAGCGATGAACGTGTTTAACCCACTTGGCCTTAATTTGGTAGTTGACCGCGCATTTGCCGACAACACCATGGTGGTAGCAAGAGGTTCTGCAATAGAGTTCTACGAACAAGTACGCGGCATCATGTCGGTAGAAGTTCCAAGCACTTTGGGCCGTCAGTTCAGCTACTACGGATACGTCTCGACTTTCATCGCAGACGGCGATCAGGTCAAGAATATCGCAATCGCTTAGTCCGAAAGGCGGCTACCGCCGATGGCTACATACACAGTCACTTTTAAGCAACTGCTAGACAACTATGCAGTGCTACAAACACTGACCGATACCGAAATTGAGGTGGGGCAATCCATCACTGTTAGCGCTGTTGGTGCACCCTTTAACGGCACCTTTGTGGTTTATG